AGTAAACTCTAGCACACTCAAGAATTGATCTGGTGTTTCGCAACGCACTTCTTCATAGGACCCGTCAGTGCCGTGAAGATAAAACGTCCTGTTACTAATATTTATCTTAACACTTTCGATAAATTCGTCAGTCAGGTGAAGATCCATAGTGTTTGCTCATCAGGTTCCATCATAGCATGGAACCCTGAGCATGTCAACCCTCGACTTGAAGTTTTTCGATGTCTTTGCGTTCCGCTTGAACCAGATAATAAGCATCAATTGCACCACCACTAGAGTTACGAATAACAACTCTAATTCCCCATTCGATATGATCAACGAATAGTTCTTGATAAAAACGATGTGGTGTTAGTTGTACAGTAATTGTCTCAGGATCTACAAGATCTTTCCAATAGTCTGGTAGTTCAATAATACCATCAGTTGTTACACGACCACGCACATAAACACCGTGCTCTGGTCCTTCTAAAGATCCATGGTATAATTTCTTTCCAGGCTTTGATGGATGCTCAATCTCAAATGATTTACTGTTTGCTGAAAATGCTCCGTTCACATGCATATTCCCATGATGTGTATAAAGTGGTGCTGCTGAAGTTTTAGCAACACAGGTGTCTTCTTGGGTTGGTTGAGTGTTTGTTTCTCCACCTACTGCTACATTATACCCTGTTCTGTTCGATAAGCCAAGTGCATTATTCATACCAATTTTATTCAGGATGCCAAGTTTATTTGACATACCGAAAAAATTGCTCAACCCAAGGTTGTTCATATAACCAGTGTGTTGAGTTCCTGCAGTAACATCCAATCCTAGAGTAGGAATGCCTGGTGCAAATGGAGGAATTGCAGGTCCAATATTGACTGCTGCACGGGCAAATCCAATATTAGTTGGAGCACCAAAAAATGAAGGACCACATACAGCTAATGTGCCTGCAAATGGATTAGCATCATCATCTAATGTCAGAGTAGATTGATCTAATCGTGCTGGAATTTCTGGTCCAACATAAAGTTTTCCTGTTGAAAGTTCGCCTGCGATTGCCATACTATCCTCCTACGACAGTTTCTTCTAGTAATGTATTTACAATATCTGCAACTGAGGTTGGAATAAGTTTTGTTTTTCTTTCATGTAAGAAAACTGGATTACCAGAAACAATATTCCATCCGTCAGAAACATTGAGCATAGTATAAAATGCCTTAGTCGTTACGTTTGTACCAAGGATTGTGACATTATTGTCAGCATCAAGTCTTATGTTACGCTTTGAGTTTATAACAACATCACCATCTGATGATGTTGTCTGCATAATAATATTTTTAGCCTTCATGGAAATGTCGCCCTTTGCTTCAATATTAACATCTCCATCTGAAGTAATATTGATTGGACCAGATCCTTCTTGAACTAAGGAAGATCCTTTTTCATTAGACTTAGCCCATAAGCACCATCCACCATCCTTATAAATGTGCAATGCTGCTCCAGATCCACCACCAAGTTGAACATGGTGCTTTCTTAAAATTTTATCATCAGTTTCTTCACCAATTTCCAGAAATCCTGCTTCTGGATTATGGATATTGATGGGAGGGCAACTATTCATTTATCTACTCACACAATCTACAACACGAAGAACCTTTTCTGGTGGGATGTTAACTTTAATTTCACTTCTTCTGGTGTACTTCATAACAGGTCTGATGATTGCACCAACACCAGTTGCACTATTTATTGCTAGGTTAGGAAGCGTTGTGCATCCAAGTTCAGATGAAATAATATCTGCACCAACAACTCTTCCTTCATCATCTAGGACTGGTTTGAGAACACCACATTCAGTTTCGATCATATCATCAGGTGAATATCCAATGCCAGTATTAACGATCTGAACACCATCAAGTTCACCAACAACATCTTCGCCCTGACTATCTGGTGTGACTTCTGATGTTGGAATATATCCACCGCCAGGTTCAAGCATCACGATATTAGTAACTTGTCCATTTTGAACGATTGCTCGTCCAGTAGCACCATATCCATTATCACAATCATCAACGAACTGTATATATGGTGATCCAGCATAACCAAACCCAACATCAGTCATATTGACACCAACAACTTGTCCAAGACTGTTTACAACTGCTCTAGCTGCTGCACCAGCACCACCACCGCCAAAGATAAGAACATTTGGTGGACCACATGTAATATTGTATGGATCACAACCACCTACGACACTATCAACAACTTCATCATCTGCAGAGTTAGTATCTTTAGGGAACCAACTACCAATTGTGTCTTTACTATTTTTTTTCAAATTACTGATATACTTAGAAAGATTAATTGTTCTCTTAAAGTCTGCAGTTTCTTGTGGTACTGGACCAAAGTTAACTGCCCAGTTGTATGGTTGTGGTTCACATATATCACCTTCACACTTGAGGAAGTTTAGACCAACTTGAACGTAGTTAATTGCTTGATCAATATATCCAATGAATGATCCAATCGGTCCTAAAATCTGCTCAATAGCACTCATAGCAGGACCGATTGCTTCTTGAACTAGTTCTCCAACTTCTGAGATCAATCCTGCAACAAATTGCTCAGCAGCACATAGTGGAATATTGATGATCTTACCAATCATCTGCATCAAGAAATCACCAATAAATTTCTTAAGACCTTTGATAATATTTTCAATCACGCAATAGATCGTATCCATTGCTTTCTTGACGGCAATATCTTTTAAGAAACTTTCTGGGAAGATAAAGTTTAAAAGTTTCTTTACAGCTTCAAAGATTTTTCTAAACAGATACTTTCTTGCTTGCCTCATCAATTCTGAAAATGCTCCAGAAATCAAATCTGCAGTTTGATTGATTAATGCTGGGATATCAGCAATTTCATTCAAAACAGGATCAAGGTATCCATCCTTGAATGCCTTCAAATCATTAACAACTTCAATAAATGTTGCTAATGAACGTGCGACTTCCCACATGAAGCCTTTGCCGTCTTTACATTTTTTGGCACGTCCTACAACCTTTTTCTTTGCGTCATTATTTGCCTTTCCCTGAACACTTTCCTTTCCATCTGCAGTCTTACCTTGTCCAGGAACTCCATTCCCTGTCGGAGATCCTCCAGTAGCAGGTTTTACTGCGACTGAATATTTTAGTTGTCTATTGAAATCAATTGGTTTGAAACCGCTAGTTCCTTTATCAACTGCAGTTTGCCAGGCAACAAGATTTTTTTCTGCTTCGCCACTAAACAATGCACCCAAGATAATGGGTTGCTGCATATCATCACCATCTAGGAAAAATCCTAAGACAGTTTCACCACCTTGCAATGAAAAACTAGTACCACCAAAATTTTTACCTGCTCCCAGTGATGGTGGTACTAGGAAATGTGCCCAAGGTAATTCACTATCAGGAACTTCATTTGAAGCTGGATGACGACCTAAGATCCTGACTTTTGCTCGATATCCATACTTAGTGCTAAATTCTCGCCAATTTGAATCAGCAGTTACCTGTCCGATGAACCAATGAAATCCATCTTCTCCAATAAAGTTGATCTTAGATAGGCGTTGCTCCAGCATTAGTTTTCGTAAATTCTACACTCAAGTGCATTAGGATGTTGATCACAATAAATTTCAAATGGGGTGGGATCGTGACTATCATCAGGATGATTTGCCTGATAGATTTTCAAGTCTTCTAGTTCGTGTTCTAGAAAACGGCGACGTTGTGAAGAAATACCAGGGTCATAAAGATCTGTGGTATCCTTTTCGATGTGGTCTTCGATGGTTCTCATGTTAGTTGTGCGTAGGAATCTCTTACTAAAGTCAATCCAGTAAAATCGCCCCTTGAAGAAAATTTATGTGCTAACGACTTGATCATATAGTATCCCGAACTAGGATCGGAACCAAAATCAGATTCTTGCTTATTTATCTTAGAAAAGTTGCAGAATATTACTTCCCCAACTCTTAAATTAAAGTTCATTGGCACCGTTATTGACAATGTTTGAGAGAACAGTGATGCGTATCTTGCAATTCCTTGTGATTGGAATAGTGGTTGATATTGTGGTGTATCTAAGTCACCTTTTGAAGATAGCGTTCCTGTGTCGATTACTCCCATAATAATTCTTGATGGATAAGTATCAATCTTACTAGGAATGTTCTCAACTTCGTTTGATAACGTTAGTTGGTTGTTTATACTTTGACCAAAGTAGTAATCTTGAAATTCTGGCGATCTTGTAATGATATTATAGAACCAATTAGAAGATCTATACATTCCTAGTCTTAGTTTTTCTAGGATATCATGACTTTCTTTCCAAACTGGAGGCGAAACCAATTTATAATTATTATCTGGACTTAATGCATCAACAGTTTCGTGGTAACTGTATTTTAAAATTTTATCTTTATTCTTCTTTGCCTCATTAAAAATATTATCAACGCTTCTGAAATAATATCCATCTAACGTTTCATAGAAAAAATACCCAGCTGTTCCAGAATTCTTCCCATTATTAACTAAAGGAATAGATTTCGGACATAACCAAGTGCAAGTGAATAAAGGTTTTTTATAGTTTCCCATGAAACTATAAGTATTTGAAGTCTCTTCTAGTCTTCTTATTCTTGATGATTTAATCTTAAGATCTTTCTCTAAGATCTTTCTAATCGTTGTATCGAGTTTACCTGTATATTTTCGATACAATCGAGTTGTATGATTGCTGAATGATCCTTGTGTTTCTAAAATTAGAGTATAAACTTCTCGTTTTGCTGTTGCAGTTCCTGTCTTGATATTACTGATAACTAACGGATTATTTTGATCAAATCGTATTTCCCCTGAAGGATGTGTGATTGTAAGATATACAAGAGCACCACTTCTTACAGGAAGTTTTGCTAACTTGCCACTAGTGTCTAAAATATCAATTTCAAAGTGAATTGAACTATCTGTGACATCTTCATAATAACTGATGAGACCAGACTGTAAACGAACATCCTCAAACCTATCTCCTCTTGGAGAAGCAATTAGAAGTTCTGTTACTTTATGTCCTTTTAAGAAATTGGACATTATGCGGTTATCTGTGACATCATCTGAGCATATTTAGCAGCAGCCTGGTATGGCGACGCTCCACCGCCACCAATGATTTGTGTTCCACCACCTACAGGAACAGGAACGATTGTGGTATTTGGTTCTGCTAATGCAATAATATTTCCTCCACCCAGACTACTTTGAGGACCACCAGGATTACCTTCTTCAGGTGATAATGTTTCTCGTCTTTTCCTTAGTTCTCTGTCTTGCTTCTTTATTCCTTTTAATTCTTGCCTTTGGAAAAATTGTTCTGGGGTTTCTTTATCTACTTTAGATGCAGGTCTTCTGATAATAACTTGTCCTTCTGGAGTATCAATAACTTCTTCAACCATCTCTCTTGGTTTTATCTTAGGATCTCTAGGAGCTGTTGGAGTGCGTGTAGGAGCAGGTGTTTCCCCAAAGATCGATTCTATGATCCTTTCAGTTGTTGTTCTTGGTGATGGTGCAGGTGTTGTAGGAAGTTCTTCTTTAGGAGCAACACGAATTTTATTAGGATCTACTCTTGGAGGTTGTGGTGCTGTTGGTGCTGTTGGTGGTTTTGGTATAAGATCTGCAACAGCACCAATTCTTTGAATTAATGGACCACCTTTGCCTCTTGTTAAGAATAAGACACCACCAACAATGGCAACACCAGCAACAAATCCAGCAACACCACCTTGAGTTCTACCTTCTCCAACACCTTTATTATATCCCATTTCAAATGCTTTTAGAAGTTGATCTTTCCTTCTTTGTATAGGCATCATTTCTGGTGGTGGTTCTTTTCCAGCACATGCACAAATACCACCAGAAAAAGATGCTAACTTATCTAAAGCAGCATCAAATGTATCCAATGTACCAGAGAACGGTGTCTTGGTGATTAGTAAACTAGTTTTCTTTTCTTCTTCTTGTACTCTTCTTTCTACTTCTGCTTCTCCCGCATCAACACCAGTTGCTCTGTCAGCAATATTCCCTGCTGTCATTGCACCGATGCCACCACCTACAAGAGATCCTATTCCACCACCAATAAGTGTTCCTACGCCAGGAGCAACCAATGTACCTAATCCTGCACCAATCTTTGCTCCTAAAGCAGCACCAGCGATACCACCAGCAATACCAGAACCTGCACCAATACCTGCTTGCAAGTTAGATTGCCCTGCAGATCGTCTCTGCATGAAATCAATACCACCAAGTAATACATTAACTCCTGCAACACCACGTCCTATTCTAGGTCCACCTAACCTAGGTTTAGGCGCTACACCTACTGGTGCTTTAGCACCTTTCAGACCTCTTGCTAATCCTGCTAATCCAAGTGAACCAAGAACTTTATCTAAAACCCCACCTTTCTTTTCTTGTTCTTCTTGAGATTGTCTGATCGCAGTGTAAGTTTTCCTTCTAGTTTCTAAAAGTTGTGTCTTTGCACGTAAACGTTGGGTTTCAATTTCATTTGATGTTGAAACAGATCTAGCAAATAATTTTGCAAGATCAACACTACCTTTTGTATTGGATGCAGCTGCTGATAATACTCTTTCTAAGTTCATGCTCCATATACCCCTAGAATTAGGTTAGAAGTAAATCTATCAACACTTTCAAAAGTAGTATTGAATGCAACTTCACTTGATGCTGGAGCAGATTTAGGTCCTTGTGGTTTAGCAACTGACTGTTTGCCAGGAATTGTAATTAATGATATGTCTGAACTTCCACTCATACCAGTTGAACTTTGCTCACCATATCTACCATACATTCCACTATCTTGAGCAGATCTTTTTGGTTTTGGACTTGTCTGTGCTCCTTGTGCTTCTCTAAGATTTTGATTGTAAATTTCTAAACTTTGTTGTAATGTTCTCTTTGTTTGTCCATAACGAGGACCAAAACCAGCCCATTCTTCATTCAAAATGCGAAGATCCTGCAATGTCACTGGTTTTGATACATCTACTTTTCTTTTCTTTTTTGCAAGGTACAATATCATTTTATTCTGCAATTCTGGAGTAAATTTCTCTTTGCTAGGATCTAATCCCATTGCACTAACAACATTCTCTGGTTCCATGAATTGCCCAGCACCAACTGCTGCTGATGTTCCACCACGATATCTTCCTCTACCTTCCCTTAGGAATTTTTTCTGTAGTTCTGCAACTTGATTTGCTGTTAGTTTGGATAAATCTCCACCATACTGAGATCCCCCAAAAAATGTATTATATCCTTGTGGTCCAGCAGTGCCTTCAACTTCTCTAACTGATGCAATGAATGCTTTTTCTTCTGGAGTATCAGCAATAACGTCAGCGGCATTTACATTACCTTCTCTACCTCCACCACTACCAGGATAATTCGGTGGTCTTTCCTTCATCAAATCTTCAACTGCAACCTTTGGTTGCTCTGCTGCCTTTCCAGTTCCACCCCTTTGAGAAAGGATAGCATCAAAACGAGTTACAGTTGCTTGAAATCTTTCAGTATCTTCTGGACTAATACCTGGAGATCCAGTCTGTCTTCTTACAAGTTCTTGTCTTCTTACATCAGCAGCACCCATTGTTAAAGGCACTGCAGCAGCAAGTCCTAGCATTCCGACACCACGCATACCAGGCATCGCCATACGTGGACCACGGGCGATTGTAGCACCTGCTGCAGCACGTCCTGCACCACCTAGTGCCATTCTTGTTAGAACCAGTCCAGAAGCGATATTAACGATCTCTGGGAGCATTGCAGTAACTGCAAACCCAGCATTGGCAGCAGCATCACCAAATCGACCTTCTAGTAATGCCTTGCCAGCAAGAACTGCAGATAATCCAGCAAACTTAGATCTGAAATCAAAAAAGGATCCACGTAAACTGGTTAGATTTTCTTCTTCTTTCTTGTTTAACTTCTTTTCTTCATCAAAATATCTTTTCTTATCACGAATATCTTGTCTAATCTGTGCTTGAATTGATGCTAGATTAGTATTGACTTGTTCAAATTCTAATACTAGTTTACCTAACGTTCTGATTGTCTTTGGAGAAAGAGATCCTTCTCTTTCTTCCGCTTCCATAAGCAACTTATCATAAGCCAATCCCATCCTACGACGTAGAGGAGTAATCGAAGATGCCTTCTTCTCTACGTTTACGATACCAGGTAGAATTTGGTTTTGTGGCTCAACTAATTGCATTTGCTGTTTGTGCTGCCTCTAACTTTTTCTTCTCCAAATAATTCTCAAGATATTTAATATAAGTTTCCTTTTCCCAAGGGATCAAATCGTCAAGTTCAGTTAAACTCCATCTATGATAATGCATCAATGCAAAGTTGTCTTCATAATATGAAGTCATATCTGTATGATATAGCATTATGCGAAAAAATTTGTCAAACCCTCAATCAGAACATCAGTGTCAATATTAGTATTAGGATTGGTTACCTTTGTTGAATATGATAACTTTGGCATCGTTTCAAAGAACTTCTCAATCATTTGGAATTGAGAACTGTCCAGTCCTTCAAGGAATTCAATCCATTCCTTTTCGGTATAATCAGAATGTGACCATGCTTCGTCTTCATTATATAACTGTTCAATACATGAGATCACAGACTTGAATGCTCTATCAATCTTATCTTTATTTGTTCCAGACTTAGTAACAGAGAAATTATTTTCAACGAACTGCTGCATGGAAGGATATTTCATCTTCATGCTCAATCCACCACCAAGATCAATAATATCAGTATGTCCTTCAGGAACAACAAGTTTTACTTCATTGATTTTTACTAATAATGGAACTTGAGTTTCTCCATCGTCAGTGCAGGTAACTAGAAGTTCTACACTTTCACCAACAGACTTACTGCGAATATTCAAGAAAAGATATTCAAGTTCAAAACTAGGAAGATCATCAACTTTGATGCCCTTAGTCAGAACACAGGACTTTAGAACATCTTTTACAGCGTTCAAAATATCCTTTTCATTACCACTCTCAAGTGCAATCAGAAGAACTTTCTCTTCCTTTACAAGAAATGGACGATATTTGATTGTTTTACCAGTCGAAATAAGATCTAGTTCAAATGTAGGAGTAACAACCTTAGGTAATGGCATAAAATTTCACATCATTGTCTTTATTTAGAATGGATTTCTGGTGTTCTTCCCAGAATCTGATCTTAAAATTGTATCAGTGTCATAACTTCTAGAAGTCCTATCAGTATAATAATAATCATACTTAAATGTGACTGCAGTTTTGATTAGTTCTGCATCTCCATATGCTAGTGGAGCAGCAACAATATTAATTGGAAAGGCATCCATTAAATGATATGTAATAGCACTGGACATTCTAGCAGAAGTTCTAGCACTATCAGAAGATTGCAATCTAGATTGCTCTGGAAGAACATCTCCACTAAATGCAGTGATTTGTATATCACACTTATAACTAAGTGGATATTTTAATTTTCTATATGATGCTCTATCTTTTTTTCTTTCATCTGTATTTCTACCATGTCCACCTGTTGATAAAACTGTTGGTGAAATATATTCCATCCAAGCATTGAATACTTCATTAGTATAATAATCTTTTTGAGAATAGTATGTCAATGTAACTTCAGGGTATCTTCTATACACAGCATAACTTGAGGACACACCTTGTCTTAATCCATCAACTTGTGAAGTTTGAATTTGTGATCCTGGAAGAACTGCTTCTGAGCAGAATAATGCTAGATAATTTCCTGGATTTTCTAATGTTCTAGCATCATAAAACCCATGCTGATTGATAAATCCAATTAAACTATTACCACCCTGCGATACAGCACTATTAAAATCTATCCATACATCATATAAGTTATTAAAAGCAGGTACAATACCAGATCCAGTTTTACTTACACTAGATCTATAAAGTTCAGATGTTGGTAGATAAATTCTATTTTTTGTAGTCTCTAAATTGCTCTCTCTACTCATCTAAATAGAAGACGTTTATATACTATGTATGAGTTATAAGGGAAAGTTTCGACCTTCCAATCCTAAAAAATATAAAGGTGATCCCACAGGTATTATTTACAGATCTCTATGGGAATTAAAATTTATGAATTATTGTGATAAAAATGAAAATATCTTGAAATGGGCATCGGAAGAGCTTTGGATCCCTTATAAATCTCCAGTCGATAATCGATATCATAAATATTTTCCTGATTTTTATATCAAATATAAAAACACTTCTGGAAAAATTGTAGAAAGTTTGATTGAAATAAAACCAGCAAAGCAAGTTGCAGGTCCAAAACCACAGAAATCAAAATCTAACAAATATCTTTCTGAGGTTTATGAATATGCTAAAAACATGGCAAAGTGGGAGGCAGCAAAAGAATATTGTGATGATCGAAAGTGGGAATTCAAAATCCTAACGGAGCACGATCTTGGAGTTTAAATCTCAATTTCCAAAATCAACGGTCACGAGTATTCCCCAAGTTGGGCATTTAATGCTGTTTCGTTATCGTGCAGTGACTGCAGAAAAGAGATTTTATGACAAAAATCCACTCTGCTTTATTGTGCTTGATTTGAATGAAGTATTCTATGGAATGAATTTACACTACTATGCAAAAACTCAAAGAATGAGTGTAGTGAGTATGCTTCAAGAAGCACAGTCAAGTGGTGTTCAGAATTGGGAAGAATTTTTATTTGGTAGCACTGGGTTCCATAAATACTTGAAATCAGAAGTAGAAAGTAACTTCATAGATATAGCAATGGAAGAATGGCAAGCTGCATCACTATTATCTGTGGAAGAGTTTGTTAGAAGTTTCCGTGGTGCAGAAGTTCCAGTTGATCCTAGAGGTATAGTATAATGCCAACCCCTACAGGATATATTCCAAAGGAACCTGCAGGTAAAAAGCAACCTGTAAGACCAGCAGAACGTGGTGGAATTCACTTTGGGACATTTCAATTTACTAGTCCAGCATATCCTGGTAAAACATTTACTGGATTCTATAGTAAAGATACCGCTAATGGAGACTTTTTAAAAATATATAAAATTAATTTTGGATCTCTTCCTTGGGAGTACACAACTCCAACAAAAGGAGATTTTAACACATTAATGAAAGATGGTGGTCCTGGGCAAGCAGCATATTATGATGAAGTTGGAAGATTAAAATTAATCATAGATAACCAAAATAAAACTAAAGGTGGACCTGGAGGATCAAATAAAGCACAGATTGATCAAGCCTTAAACCAATCAGGAACAGCTGCAGTATGGGACAGTTCTAAAAAAACACCTCAAGCAGCACCACCAGCAACTACAGCACCAGCAGCAGCACCAGCAGCTCCAATAGCAGATCCTGCAACTGGTCAATCTTTAACACTTCCCTCAGATTTAGTAACAGAAATTTTATCCTCATCAGAGGAAACTATAAAATCTTTAAGTGCCCCTGGAGAAAAAGGTCCTTTAATTTTAATTTATCCAGAAGATGCATCATATAAAAACACTCAAGATCATGTTCTTATAGAGCAATTTACTTATAAAGCTCCTCAAGAAGACTTACTTGTCACAGGACAAAATCAATTTACTAATAATTTTGCAGATATCATAACTGGAGGATTAACTAGAAATTCTAATCTTAGAGATTTTATAGGAATGGTAAAACTACCAATTCCAAATCAATTAGCAATTTCTAATGGGGTTTCTTGGGGTGAAGATCGTGCTAATCCAATAGAAGCAGCTGCATTTTTTGGTGCTCTTCCTCTTGCACAACAGGCAATAGGAGGAAACGTGGGTAGTGTGTTGGGGGGAGCATTTAGTGGATTTGGTCAGTTTATGGATCAAGTATTAAGTGGCAATTTTGGTGGTAATACACCAGCAGGAATACTATTATCTTCCTTTATTGCACAATATGCTTTAGGTAAAATTGGTATCAATGTAGATCCTGCACAATTTATTGCACGAGGAACTGGAACAACGATCAATCCTAACTTAGAATTACTATTCAATGGTCCTAAATTAAGATCATTCTCATTTACTTTTGAATTTGCTCCAATTGGAACAGACGATGCTCTAGCAGCAAGACGAGTGATGAGATTTTTTAAGCAAGGAATGGCAGCAAAACGATTTAACAGTACAGCAATTTTTATAGGATCTCCAAATGTTTTTAGAATTTCATATAAAGGAACAGGAGATAAAACTATAAAAGGATTAAATAGATTTAAAATTTGTGCATTAACTGCATGTGAATTAAATTATACTCCAGAAGGTGTATATCAATCATATGACGATGCAGATGCAGTTTCAATGCCAGTAAGAACAAATATGACACTATCATTCACAGAACTAACTCCAATCTTTGAACAAGACTACTACAAGCAAGATGATCCAAGTGTTCAAGATGCCCTTGGTGGCACTGCTGGTGAGGAAATCACGTTTGATGAATTAGGTTTCTAAAATGTCATATTTCGACTTATTTCCAGATTTACTACTACCATCATTCTCGGATAATCGTAATTCCAGTTACGATTATGTTCGTGTAAAAAATCTTTTTAAACGTGCTAAAATACGAGATGATTTTTTCCAAAATGCAGTAGTATTTGACAAATATGCTATTGTTGGAGATAATCGTCCAGATAACATAGCAGATCAATTATATGGAAGTCCACAACTAGACTGGATTATTCTAATTTCTAACAATATTATCAATGTTAGAGAAGAATGGCCAATGTCACAGGCAGATTTGAACAATTATTTGATGAATAAGTATGGATCTGAACTTCTGCAGGAAATTCATCATTATGAGACCAAAGAAGTCCGTGATAGTGAAGGAAATCTGCTTTTACAGGCAGGATTAGTTGTTGATGCAAACTTCCAATTCAAGTATTCCAACTTTGGCACATATAAAGTGCTTTCTGGAGCAAGTATTGTAACTTCAGTCAGTAACTACGATTACGAAGTTTTAAAAAATGATGAAAAACGCACGATTTACATTTTAAGGAATAATTACCTCCAAACCGTAATTGACGATATGCGTGAAATCATGACTTATACCGATAGTTCTCAGTATATTGATAGACGTACAAAAAAGGGAGCTAACTTGAGGATTTTATCCCCACGCTAACTCCCCAAAAACCTATTTGGCAATTTTTTGGTGGAATTTTTTGTCCACTTTTTTTGGAATTAAAAGTTGATTTTGAAATCACTCCTCAGCAAGTCGCTGGAAGTATGACAGTGCATCATCGTCATCATCATCTGCTGCAGGAGCAGGAGAAGACTTCACAACACGCTCTTCTTCCTTGATCTGTTGACGAGACTTCATCACGACCTCTTCTTCCTCATCAAACGTATCAGGATCAACACGACGACTAGAAGCGTTAGGATTTAGAACACTGTTCATACGCTTCTCCAGTTCTTCATAAGACTTGAACTGATCAGGACGAGTAAACTCTTCAAGAGAATACTGCTTCTTCCAGATTGCTTCCAGTGCATCATCATCGTCCAGAAGAGGATCAGGTTTTGCAAACTCAGAACTGTCGTAGTTACGATAATTAGCAACGTTCTTGATCTTCATCTTGAAGTTTGCACCTTGCCAGAAGTCAAACGGATCAATCGCTTGCTCATCTTCATATTCAGGTTGCATGGCAGCAGTGATCTTATCAAAGATCTTCTTACCGAACTTGAGCAGAAAGACTTTGCCTTCGTTCTGAGGATTAGCAGGATCCTTTACAACATAGATGTTGCTGATGTAAGTCAGTTTACGCTTCTGCTTACGTGCTTGTTCTTTATCTGCTTCACTACCACTGTTCCAGAGAATGCGATTGTACTCCGAAACAGGATCTTTACCACCAAGCGTAGTAAGACTGTTCTCAATATACCAACCTCCAGGACCTTGGAAAGCATGTGACCATACTTTTGCCCAAGGCAGTTCTTCACCATGTGGTGCAGGTAGAAAACGGATTACTGCATAACCGTTACCTGCCTTATCGACTTCAGGTTTCCATACACGATCATCAGCACCGCCAGTGGTGCTCTTATTCATTTTTTCGATCTCAGTTGTCAGTTTAGAAGTCAAACTGCCAAGGCGAGACTGTTTCTTTAGATCTGCGAAAGACATAGGATTTTTGTATTCGTTGGATTGGGTGGATTAATCACCTGTCACATCATAACACGCTATTTAGCGTCTGTCAATCACGTTGTCTCCAATCAGTTTGATCTTCATCACGTTTAAACCAATCGTGTAGATCATCTGGATTATTAAAACCACGGCGACCAAATCTTTCATGTCCCAATCCACCAATATCAAGTTGGTTCATGAAATCATCCATCGCATCCATATCAGGATTTTCTGCCTTTCTTCTTGCCTGACGAAGTATAGTTGCAGCAGAACGATTTGCCTTTGCAAGTTTCTCTGCCCAAATCATATCTTCTAAACTTACTGATTCATGCAAAACAATCTTTTTACAGATTGCTTCTAGTCTCAATCTATACTGCGTAGAGAGCATATGTATTACCAGATAGGATTATTTAACACGTATCATCGATTCTAAGGTGTTAACTCTATTGAATTCTTCGTATGCTTTTTCCGACCTCTCGGATAAAATATCAGAAATGTCTTCAAGAATTACTTCGTTGTCGATGTATTCATCCAAATACTTGTCTAACGCTTCTTTGAGATAACGTTTACGATGCCATTCGGGAGAGTATGGTTTATAGTCCATAATATAAGATCAGTTGGGGTATAATATTTAGGGTGTGTCAAGACGTTTTTGTAATCCCTCAAGGGTTTTTCTCATGTTATTGAAGATGATTGACATGTCAACATCTTTAAACCCCATCGCTGCTGATGTGATCTTAATTTTTTCTTTCATCTCCAGTGCTTCTGGATCATCGGACAATGCAAGTCTTGTCCACATGACTTCTTGTTTATCTAAAAGTGTCTTTAGTTTTTCAATGTGTTCTTTCTTTTCTTTGTCACTAAATGAACTGAACTGAATAATAACTTCGTATAATTCTTTTTGAATTTTGAATATGCTTTCCATCTCCTCACGAATAATCTCAGACTGAAAAAACTTACCCATTCGTCTTCTCCGATAATCGCTCCCGCAAATATTCTTTATACTTACGGGTATCAATATTTAGAAACGGTGCATACTTCTTTAATTTTAAACTGATTGCTTCCCAGATTGGGTCAGTCAATTTCTTATCAAGATTATTGCCGAACAGGAAAATTTTATCGTAAATTGTAAGAGTTTCGATACTAATATTCCCGCTCAGGAAATTCTTGAGCACTGGTGGATGTTGTCTTGAAGCATCAAATAACTGCTCTAGGTTGTATTCAGACAACAAATCTTCTGTGTGTTGCTTGAACTGATAGAATAAACTCTGCTGCCTTCCTTGCCAGGAAGAATAAACAGTCTCACCTGATCGAATAATCTCACCAATCCATAGTGCATCTGGATTGTCACACGCTACAAAGTTAGCAACAAAGAATGCTTTGATCTCATCATCATTATACTTCCTTGACATCTTTTCAAAGAAGTATCTGTCCTTTCTTTTATAAAAGGAATTCAAACTTGCTCTAGATTTGCCAGCATATCTAAAGTAATCATAATTTTTCCTTGTGAAATGCTGTTTAAATGCAAGATACTGTTTATAAGTATCAAACGGGTTCATAATTTTTAGGGTTGAACATTTCAACTGTCTTCTTCTGTCCTTTTAATTGTATTTTAGCAGCATATTCAACTTTTGGTCTGCTTGGACACATGTTACAGATCCAACCAGGTTCTACAACTTCTTTGAATGAACTTCTAAGTGCTTCTTCAGTGTCATTGATGCTGGTTGGTTTATATCCAAGATATTTCTGCCATTCTGGATCTTCTAATTGATCTGTAGCTGCTAAAGATTCTCTTAGATATGCTACCATAGGACACTTCCACAAATGTCCATTATATAATTGAGAATTTGCACAGGTGCAATGGGTGAAACTAGCAGATGGATCTCCATCCTCATGTGGATAATATTTTACTGATCCATCTTCATTAAATTTATATTTTACAAGATCAAACCAAGTTCTAGGCTTATTGTCCTCCGTAAGATATGCTTCACTCAATTCAAACATGTTGTCAATATCAACTCCACGTTCAATTAGATATTTGGTAAACTCATATCCATTTTCCCAATCTTTCTTACCCACTTGAGTATATGGTGGACGATGAAAGGTAAGTCTAAAGACAACACCCTTCAACATTTCATCAGCAATCCATTCCTTTTCTTGAAGAAGTCTAGATCCATTGCTGAATAGTTTTACATTACATGGTTGTGATCCACGCTCACCATAACAAAGTTCTCTAACAATCCTAGTTACTTCTTTTGTTCTTGGTTCCAATAATGGTTCGCCACCAATGATACTAACATGGCTCCAAACCCAAATCTTTGGGAGAATATTTTCTATATCCTCTATTAACTGATCAATATCTACAGAACTTTTTCCCGAAAGCAAACTGCTATTATGATTACATCCTCTACATGAAAGATTGCAACCATTCATAGTATGAATACTAAGAAGCCTTGTAGTAGGTCTTTCTTTTTCTAACTCTACAATTTGATCTGTGGTAATTTGTTTAAAATTATCGATCCAAAATCCTTTTAAACTTCTAATGTATTCGACTTTTTCTTTCAGTTCTTTGTCCATCAGATAAAAAATTTTGCTTTAGAAGTTCTCTTCAAATAATTTAGGTTAGTTGCATTCCACTTTAGTTTTTCTTTCAGTGGTTTTGAAATCAGTTTTACAATCGATTCGATTTCAATACTATTCTGTTCACAATAAAAACAAATTGCCTCAATATAATTCATGCCTGAGTTATCTTTTACAATGTTTTCAATGTCATTAGTAAACTTATCTTGGCAAAGAAACTTGCTCTTGATAATAGATTTAATTTCATTTTTTGTAGTCATTTAGTTTGTCCTCCACAAATTTTTGAATGTACTTAACTAGTTTTTCCATGTACTGTTTCTTATCATACTCTTCATAAACTTCTACCTCACCATTTTCACACGTCATAATGATGACAAGTTTCTTTACTGGTATCTCCGTCATTTCATAAAACATACAAGCATATGCTGCTGCTTGCACAAAATAATTTTCGATCCATTGCTTTGGTTTTGGTTTTTCTGCAGTCTTAAAGTCAATGACTGCTAATTCACCATTATACTCGGCAATACAATCTACTGTTCCTGCAACACCTAGCTCTTTACTGTATAAAGATTTCTCAAGAGCATAGATATTATTTATATTACCCAGGATTTTTTTCGCCTGAGTAAATAACATCTTTGGTAAAGGATCTGTATCTGGAACATCCTTATTCCAAAGGAAGTTTTCTATGCATGTGTGGACTTTAGTTCCGCGAGATGTAGAACGTTTAGAAATACGGTTCGCTTCTTCCTCACCAACCCGTTCTCGCCATTTTACAAAGACTTCTTTATTAAAATGGGAGGTGACCGAGGTAATAGATACCATCGGTCTACCTTCCACGGTATAATAACGAACTCCATCAATCGTTTCCCGTTTCAGTGCAGGAAACTCAATATCAACGTGTTGAAACATCAAAGACCCAAATTAATTTTGTTTAGAATGTAACTCTTGACAAGTCCAGATCTTACGATATCTTCAACGCCAAATTCGACGCTTTCAAATTCAGGCATCGCTTGAATAATTTTCATAAAATCTAGAATACCATTTCGTTCATTGGTTTTGATAAGGTCTGACTGCGATGCATCACCACAGAAATGGATCTTACAATTTTCACCAACTCTTGTAATTATACTATCTAATTCGTGAAAATTCAAGTTCTGACACTCATCGACGATGATAATACAATCATCTAGTGTAGTTCCACGGATGAAACTTGTAGACCAGAACTTTACACTTTCTTGTGTCTTGAGATTACCCCACAGCATTTCAAAATCATTGTCTGTAGGTAACTCAAACATATACTTTACCATATTCTTATACGGAATTTGGTAAAGAGAAGATTTATCTTCATGATCTCCTGGAAGGAAACCAATTTCTCTTGTAGCAACTAATGATCTTACAACCACAACTCTGTTGTAAGGTGTCAAAGGATTGAGGACTTCTTTCAATGCAAGGTACATTGTGATAAAGGTTTTGCCTGTACCTGCTGCACCATAAACAAAAACATTTTTGTCTTCTTTATAAGCGTCAAAAACTTTTGTTTGGTTTTGTGTTAGCGGTTCAATATCGACCATCATATCGACATTGAAAGGTTTTTTTCTTTGCATTTGCTTTGCTGATAATCCAGCTCCGACTTGGGAAGAAGTTCTTTTTTTCCTTGAGGACATATTAGAAGTGCGTTGTTTTCTGAGGCTTTACTTTTGAACCAGGCATCTTGCTAACCTTATGAAGGATTTCATTCCATCCTCCATCAGTTCTACTATAAACGTCACCTACAGCACTCACGGCAGAAGCGACACCAGCAGACCAATCTTTATCCCATTCGGGATTATCTTTTCTCCACTGATCGTAATCAGCAACAGACATAACAAGTTCCTGTGTTTCCCCAGTCTCTAAATGTTTGACAGGATAAATGGGCATAGTTATTTCAATTCGTAAATATTTATTGGGTGGTGATAATTTTTTTATGGTTGTTGATTTGTAATGCTGCGCTAAACTTCAATGGTCTAGCAGTACACATGTTACATATTTGTTCAGGTTTACTAGAGTTATCACAGAATTTTACCAGATCTTCATCACTACAGTCAACTGGTAGTCCATCTCCAATAAAAGGTTTCCAACAATCATCATCTAATTGTTCAGTAACATAAAGAAGTTCCTTCAGAAATGCTGCATTAGGACACTTCCAAAGTCTACCATTAAACAACTGAGTATTAGAGCAAGAACACATCTCAAAACTTTGTTCTATATTGTTATGAGCATAAGGATATACCTTACCGTTAGTCTGTTTAATAGAATTAAACCAACGGTCTTTGCCATCATGATGTTCTGTAACAAGAACCTTAGAACTTTTTACCTTGTTGATGTTCTCAATAACTTCTGGTGTATGAATACTAACACGTAAGGACATGCCAGGATACTTTTCCAGATCTTCCTCAATCCATTGTCTGTTCTCTTCATTGAGAAGAATACCATTGGTGTACAGATAGACTGTCTCAGTGTGCTCTAGACAAGCGTGTAGGATGTCTCTGCAGCGTGGATTGAGCAATGGTTCTCCACCAATCACTGAGACACGTTCTGCGTCTATCCTGGGTAGTATTGTATGGATATCTTGAATGAGTTTATCAGTATCTAATTTACTACCAGGAGCAAAGTAATTACTGAAATGATTACATCCTTTGCAACTTAGATTACATCCAATTGTTGCACTAACATCAAGAATTTTTAATTTTGGGATTGTGGTAAGCAAGGTAAGCAGCTCCTATGGAAGTTCCACCATCATGTGCGATTGGTTCAGCATATATTTTTACATCTTCTGGCAACTGTTTACACAGTTTATAATTCACAACACAGTTCAAGAAACATCCACCAGACAATACAAGATTCTTACATTTAGTTTTCTTTAAAGCAAGTTGAGCAAGTTCTAATGCACGTTCTTCCCAAAGAGTTTGAACTGTGTAGGCAGCATCTTCCTTTGGTTTTAGTGTGAGATCACTTAGGTCTACTATATTAGATCCATATGATGACAGTCCCATGACTTTACCAGCATCTTCATAATCAAATCCACAAAATCTAGATACATCTTCAAATTTTTTCCCTATGCCATGGTTCTCAGACTGCCAATATTGTTTATGAATAGTTTTCCATTGAAACCTATTACTATTTTTTGCGTGAAAGATAGTTTCAATTTCTAAGTTGTCCGCAACTTTAGATCCATTACTATCTACGATAATACATGCTGCCTCATCAAATCCAGAACTATAGAATGCTCCTGCAGCATGTGCTAAATGATGAGACTTTCTATAATCAATATGTTTAGCAGTAGGAAATGAACGTTTGATCCGTGCAGTATCTCTAGCACTGATCATATTTTTTTCTGGTGTAGTCCAATGCGAATCAACTGTTGCAATCACATCTACAGCAGTTACATAATTTACCAAGTCTTTGACTGTATAGTCATACTTTTTTCTAGTAACTCGTTCTGCTTCCAAATAAAAATCTATCTGTCCATCTTTCAACAGACAAATAGATCCATTATTAGAAACATTTATTCCTAAGATATTCATTTGACTACAAGTTTTTGTACTTCAGGAAAATAAAGATACTTAATATCACTATTATTAAAAGTCTTCAATGCATCTTCTGGTGTCTCTACAAGTGGTTCACCAGCAAGATTAAAGGATGTATTGAACAAAATTGGAACGTTAGTTTCTTTATTGAATGCAGCAATCAAATTGTAGTAATGTTCATTCTGTTCTTTTGTAACAGTTTGAATTCTACAAGTTTTATCAACATGAAGTATTGCTGGAATAAATGGTGCAGTATCAAAATATGCATCGACAGCATACATCATGAAAGGACTTTCATCCATCCCTGCCATATCAAACCACTCATGAACATATTCTTTTAAAATAGTTCCTGCAAAAGGACGGAATGCTTCACGCTTTTTGATTGTATTGACATGATCTTTTCCGTTAGGATCTCTTGGATCATAAAGAATAGATCGATTACCAAGTGCTCTAGGACCAGCTTCAGATCTTCCCTGAAACATTGCAACAATATTTCTATTACTAATTAGACTAGCTACCTGTTCATAAGTAGTGTCTAATCCTTCAATGTGAGAAAGATCGTAAGTTGGTCCTAAGTATAATGTTTTCATAGGTGTTTTTTTATCCGAAACTAACATTGCAGATCCAAATGCATGTCCACCATCATATGATAATGGATCAACGTATAAATTGATGTCTAATGATTTTAACACATTATAGTTAGAAACACAATTCAAAAAGAAACCACCAGAAACTACTACATTTTTTTTACCAGAAAGTTCAATTGCTTTTTTGATCATGTAAATCGTATGTTTTTCAGCAGACTTCTGAAGATTATATGCTACGTTTTCATTTACAGTTTCTTCTCCATAGTATTTTGTCCATCCTTCATTGTCTCTAGGATAGATGTCTTTACTACAAAGACTATGCCCATACTCTTCATTGAAAAGATTGACTTGTCCAGAACCATAAGCAGAAAGTCCCATAGTTTTACCTGCTTCAAGTTCACCAAATCCACAAAGCGAAGATATGCACCTAAACGCTTGTCCAATACTTACTCTATCACTGAATAAATTATTACCATCCCAAAAAGGATGTCCAATTTTTTCACATAAAGAACGATTATAGAAGCAAGAATAGTGCTTGAATAAAGGAATAAATTCACCATTCACATAGTTGTAAATACTTTCTGTTTCACAAAATGAAGTCCCATTTTTACGAACAACAGATCCTTTACCATCCATTACTAGACAGACAGCATCATCAAATCCAGACCCATAAAATGCAGATGCTGCATGACAATCATGATGACGATCAGAAAAATCTAAAACTTCTTTTACTCCCCTATCATGTAAAAGCTGTTTAAGGTTTTTTTTATAAGATTGCTTTTCAAAATTATACTTTATTGTATACTTTGTAAAACAATCAGAGTAAACTGCAACATCAATACTATCATCAACGAATTTTTCACATAGTGCGTAAGCACCAACATCACGTTTCTTTCTAGTAACTCTTTCTTCTTCAAGATAAAATTTTAGTTTCCCA